AAGATCGCGGAAGATTCCAAGATCATCGTTGATGACAGCTTCCCAAGACACCTTAGCGCCTTTCTCGTATTTCAGAGGTGCGTAGGTGATCGGGGTGCGCTGCGTCATGTCGCCAAGCGGAAGGTCCTGCATTTCGGCAACGGCATTGAACGGTGTTTCGAGTCCGTCCATGATAAAGATCTTCTTGTTGCGGAAGTCTCCCAGCGTCGTTTTCTTGACGAGAGGAAGAACCGGGATCGGCACTTCGCTGTAATCGCCCAACAGTTCGCGGTCGAGAACATCAACCGTCAACGCCGAGAAATCGCTGCTGGTCATTGTTTCGCGAAATACTAGCGGATAGCGTGCACAGAGAGTGCGAAACGCCCCGGCTTCAGTCAGGTTAAACGCCTGACGCATGTAAAACGGGTCCAGACGGCCTTCCTTAAAGTCGGCCCAGATCTCAGCAGCGCCAATGACACGACGACGCCTTGCAGCGTTTTCGGCCATTGTGACAGCGGAGAATCCGGGAACGTCTACGGCCCCGCCGGTCAGCGCAGACCCTGTGTACAGATCGAGTTCGCTCATTTAATTGCCCTCCAAACGGACCGTGCAGGTAGTGCTTGTGGTGCCAGAAGAAACTGCAGTCAGTGCGTTACCGAACGCTGTGCCGCTTTGGTTTTTGTCGAGGTTGAATGCGTACCGAATGTTCGTGGTTGCATCGTAGGTGCCCGCGTCAGCATAAAGCTGGTCGCCGGGTTTGATGGCCGAATTGACCAGCGGAGAGTTTGCAGACCGCGCAACCACGGTCAGGAAGTAGCAGTCTTCGCCAGTGTCGATAGTTGCCGTTGTCGGACTTGTCGGAGTCGGCAGCGGCTGCAGCGCCAGAATGATGCCGGGGATACATCCCGGAGTTCCAATCTGACCCAGCATGATTGCCTGTCCAACCGTCACCGCAGACGGTACCGGCACGTTAATGTTCCAGCGTCCGTTAATTGCCTGATTCGTTGCCATTACTGAACCCTCCCGGCCACAGCGGCCTTCGAACCAGCTTCGGAAAGACCCAGCCGCGTGAAGATTGCAACTTCGCGTTCGTGGTCATCCTGCGCCGTCTGCTTGGCTTCGGCCAACTTGACGGGATCTCGAACAACTTCGGTGCCGATGTTGAGCACGCGTCCACCGTTGCCGATAGCCTGCCCGAATCGCCGAGCCTCTGCGGTCACTATGGCGATGAAGCCTTCCGCGTCAACCGAGCCGTCTTTCATCGGGATCGATTCCCGAAGAACCGTGTCGATCACGAAAGCCTTTTGAGCTTCGGTGAATCCAATGGATGCCAAAGCCTGGTTGGCGATGACAATTGCATCACCGCGCCGGGCTCGCTCCTGAAGCGGTGCGGTCGCCTGAGCTACCGCCGTTTTGACCGCCGCTTCTACGATCTTTTGCACATCGGCTGTATCCATGTCGGACTCGCCTCCTTCTAAAATTCCTGCATCTCGTGCTGCTTCGGCGAGCGCCAAACCTCCGCGCCCTGCCTTCGTCACGTAGTCCACAGATTCCACATAATCGATGCTGGCCAGTTCGGGTTTCCCGTCTACCAGACGGCCTGTGCCCTTGCCACCGGCCCTGATACTCAGCCCGATGTGTGGCGCACGCTCTTCGACCTTCTGCGCGTAATCCGCCATTACCTTGGCCTCTGCGTACAGCCCCGGACCCTTAACGCCGTTTGCTTCGTACCTTGCAGGGCTGGTGATGATTGCCGCCAGTTGATCAAGATTGCCTTCAGGCCGCGCCGACTCTTCAGCTTGCGTTGGATGATTCCAGAACATCAGCGTGCCGGGCCCAAACTTGCCGGCTGCCGCTTCCAGGACTGCAGCCGGATAGTGCGCCGTGCTGCCAGTGCCCGGTGAGATCAGCTTGATTGGGTACGACGTCCGCATTGCCTCAGTCAGCTGGATGCTGGTCAGAAACTCCGCGCCGGTTGACTCCACCAGTTTGAGGTCTGCCGATGCTGTGATTGCCGCTTCCTTCATGCCGCAGGATGCACCGAGCTTCATTGACGCATCGTGTATCGCTTGGAGCTGCGACATGTCCCGCCGCGAGTTCCGCGCCCCGGCTTCCATCGCTTCGATCTCACCCATGTGCATTTCGTAGGTCGTCATCGGCATGACTTCGACAGCGCTATCCATTGCGATGGTGGCCCCGGATGCGTTGGAGGTATACGCCGCCTTCATCAAGTCGTCGTTATGCGAGTAAACAACGTGACCGGCATTCTCGTCGCCAAATACGGCCACGATGTTTCCATACATGCCGGAATTCTCGTGCGCTTCGTCTAAAGCCTTACGGAGGCGCATTTCAAGATCGGCGGTAGACATACCCGCTGCTGCTTCCTGAAGCTTCTGCGCTACAACCGTGAATCCTGCCCGGAGTGCCATCTGGTGCGATAGTACAGTTCAGCCCACGGTCACCACAAGAAACCGTGAGAATGTTTTAGTAACATTAAAAGCAATGGCAAACGACAAAACGTGCTCCAAGGAAGGTTGTGACCGGCCCGCTGCCCGAGGTAAGGACGCATGGTGTCTGGAGTGTCGAGCAGCTTACCAGCGCGAGTACACCGAAACAAAGCTCGTGCAAGCTCGTGGAGCCGGATTCGGTGATGGCTGCGAAGCCATGCGCGAGGCTCTAATGGCAACGTTTGACGCAATGGGACGCGCCCAGATCTCAGCCGGGGAAGCCGTTGGCGTCGTTCGTCAGGCTATGCGCCCAACATTGGTCCGCCCAAAGCACGTTGATTTTGTCGTAACCTGAAAACAGTGAATCCTCGCGCCAGTTCCGGTTTTAAGCCTGGCAACCTTGCTGGTATTGAGCAGGAAATTATAAACCAAGTCAAAGTTGCCGTCACTGAATCCAGCGTTGCGGTCATGGACGCTGCCAAGATCCTCGTGCCGGTAGACACAGGAGAATTGCGCAGTTCGATTGCTGTGCAGGTGGATCTCAACGGTAAGATCGTCGTCGGCACGATCTATGCTGGTGCAAACCATGCCGCGTTTGTCGAGTATGGGACTGGCCTGATTGGTGCTGCCGCGCCACACCCGCCGCTACCCACTGAAGGCGTACCGATTACCGGCAGTTGGATCTACGACTACAAAGGGCAGGGCTGGATCGGTATGGCCGCCCGCCCGTTCATGCGCCCTGCGTATGACGCATCGAAGAACTTCATTCTGGCAGCGTTCCGCCGTCAAGGATTTAACGTATGATCTGCCGGAAGTCTAGCGAGCAAAAACAGCGAGGATGCGCCGTCGGCCTTTGATCGCCAGACAGAAACGTTTGATCAATTCCGATATACCCTTCGGCCTCGTTTAAGATGCAGATCGCGCACGGATTGCCGCTTTCCGTAACCCACCGCTTTTGCGTAAACCCGGCAGACCGCGCCAGTTCGGTTCGCCCAAAGTTGTACGCGTTGTTCACTTCCGTCTGTGCAATGAGTTTGGATCTAACACTACTGAATTCCTTCACCGTTGATTTGACTGCCTGAACGATGTCGTCATTTGTACCTCCGCTTCGCACTGCCAGCGTGATGGCGTCCCGCAACTTTTGCTTCGTCGTCTCCGCCAATGTCCCGGTGAGCTTTGAGAGTGAATTGGTTTTTAGATACTGGCTCATCTTTGTCTCGGGTATGAGCGCCATACTATCAAGTTGAGCGGATAGCTGAGTTTCAGCCTTTATGATTGCCAGTTCAATCAGCGCTTCGTATCGGATTGAATCATTTGCCGCAATCGACAACGCCAGCGGTGACACGGAACTCATCCACGCGTCTACTACTTTAGCGTCAGCTTTGGCTTTTCTCATCGTTACCGCTGACACCATCAGCCGCCCTTGCCGCCTGAAGTACCCTGCCATCAGACGCATGACCTTGCGGACAATCGGCTCAAGTTCCTGTGCGTGCTCTGGTGCCCGCAGGCCTTTGATTTCGGCCTCAATCAGTTCCGCCAGCGCGTGGATTTCAGCGATCACCCGCGCACCCGGATAATCTCTGCCGTAATAATTGGTGCCCACGTTCTTGCCGCATCGGCAACTTCAGCCGCCCGCCATTCGCAGCCGCATTTTGGACACGTCCACGCATCAGTGTTTACCAGATCGGCCTTGCACGCCCGCGAAAAATGCTTAGAGCAGCAGTCGTCGTGTGCCATAAATTCAATCATCGGATAGCCTCGCGGAACAGTTTCAGCGCACGAGACAGCCGCGTGACAGCAGCTTTCGCCTCTTCGGTCTGCAGCGCAGGGTCCGGAGCGTCTGCGGTATCCATCGAGTCATTGGTTCGCAGCGGGCTGTAGGCGTCTGGACCTTCAGACGGATATTGCAGCTCCAGCACGTCCTCGTTGTTTTCAATGTCAACCTGTTGTCCGAGCAGCCGCACCGCTTCTTTCTGGTCGATACCCTGGCCACCCATGTAGGCCGCGACAATGGCGTTAACCTGCGCCGGAACGTCACTTTCCATAATCGTTGGAAAATTGACCACAACTTCGATGGCCGCGTCAGATGCAGCCTCGTAGACCATCTTGTTGTTTGTTCCCCGCTTTCTTGCTGCCTCGACTATCGGAATGGTTACCGGGATACTCCGAGCATTCAAAGCTTCGCGCAGCTTGCCAGACGGCCCTGTAACGCTCATGCGTAGCGCGTAGGTAATCATTATCGCCAGATCCTCGCGCCATTCCTCCTGCTTTGCCATGAACCCAAGTTCGGTAGGACGGTCCAAGCTGGTAGCCGTGGCAAGGTTGCTGGTGTTCATGTCGCTAAAGAACGATTCAGGAATGCCAAACACCATTGCTACCATCAATTTGAACTCACGCACTTGAGACGGATCACCGCCAGCGCCAGTCGTGTTAAACGCTTCCAGCTTTGTGCCAGGTCCCGATGCAAACACGCTGCCATCTACCGCCGTTGGGTTGCGGTCGAGCCATGAACTGTTCGGCCCAGCCGTGGTAGATAATTGATCTTTCATGCCGGCAAGTGCCTGCTGGCCGCCTTTCGTCGTCAGCGTCATGGAGATCTGAGCCAAGCTCATCCGAATCGTCGCAAACGATTCCAGCATCCGTCGCTGAGCCTTTGCCCAATCGAGAGCCGCGTAAACCAGCGGAACGCCAAACTGCCATTTGCCGACGCCGCCACACTTCCGGTGATAAATCGGAACATCCCACATAACGTCGTAGCTGCCAATCGTTGCCGGCTTGTCTGCTGGATCGTAACCGAGAGCCGGATACCATGCCGTGATCGTCGTGTAGGATACCGCGCCGCTCCTGTAGTCGAAGCTCTTTTTGACCCATTGCCGCCGATAGTATTGCGGCAGATCCGTGTCGTCAGGGTCCGATACGATTTCTTGAATCTCCAGCGCGTCGATAGTCCGAATGTTAACTTCGCCGGTGTCACGCGGGTCAGAGTGAAGCGCAAAGAACAGATTGCCGTCGTAGTATTTGCGCCGGTCGAGATCTTGCAATGCAACCTGCCCGAGCACGCGTTCGTTACGTTTCAGAAAGTCTTTGATTACCTCATTCGCGCTTTCGTCCGTGCTTGTGATCTCCACGCCGCGCCCAAAAACGTACTGAGCCGAAACGTTGATGCCGCGCTGAATCATCGGATTTTTGATGAAGTACAACCGGGAGATCAGCATAATCTGCTGAATGCCCCACCGTGAGAACTCCGTCCACGAACCGTTTACCTCTCGCCGCCATTCCGCGTTCTGAAGCGCCAGTTCTACGTCGCCGTAAGCGCCGGTTGCGTCGATCGCTTCGCGCAGTACCTTGCCGCCGGGTCCGTTTACTACTGTTGGCATTTGCCACGTCGGCCCCGCCATCGCCAGCGCCTCCCGCAGTTCGCCGTCATCTTCGGACTGCTCCCGGATACGCAGCGCTTCCAAGGCCTGCAGCTCATCAAGTGCCCCGTATAACGTGCGGATTGTCTGCTGCTGCGAGGCTTCCCGCTGGTAGCCGGCAGATGCCACGCGAATCAGGTCTGGTAATGGTGTTGCTAACGGGTCCGGTCGAAACCATGTGCTTGGGTTCAGCGTCATGGTTTTGATTTTACAGTAAACTTGCAGCTCAACGACCAACGATTATCGCAGAGTCTTTTTCTCTTTGCCGCCTAGATCCAGGAACAGGCTCCGGCAAGCCCACGCCACCAGCATCACGATTAAACCCCAGCTGCGCGTATTCATGCTTTCGAGCGCTTCACTGTTTCGCGCCGTCTGTTCTTTGAGCACGGCCACATCCTGCGGCATCGTCATCAGTTTGGCTTCCAGAGAATCCAGCCTTGCTGCCGCCGCTTTCAGGTCGGACTTGATTTCGTATTGCATCGATGTCTGAGACGGCATCGATAACGGATTTGCCATGAACAATCCAATGCACATGACAACTATTGAGCACATTCGTCGGCCAAATGATGCCACGGTGCCCCATCCAGATCTAAGCGAAAATTCAGACCAGTCGAGCCGCCAGCCTTGCAAACTTGCAAACTTGCAACGCACCACCTCAATCGCGTTCACGCTGCTGGCTCTTTCATATGCTTTACAGCCTACCAAAGAAAACGCCGTCAGCGGCTTGCAGGCCTGACTGACGGCGATAGGGAGTTCAACGAATGGAGTGATTACAGCTTACAGCATTTCAAGTCTCAAAGGCCCCGCGTGCTTTAAGACTGCGTCAGCGTCTATTTCTGGCACGTCCCCGGCTACCATGTGCCGGTAACGGTCTTCCGGTTCGTTGTTAGGGTCCAGCCGGTTGTACCATTGGTACTTCCGAATTCGATCCTCGCAGTAGTTGTAACCGAGATGCCAAAGCGGAGCGCCGGGTATCAGTACGTGCGCCGCGTGCAGCAGTTCTTGCGGAATGCTGGAACAATGAAAGTTTGCCCCGTTGCCAAACGGCGTCCGCTGAAACCGAAAGTTCCTGTTCATCAGCCGAAACACGGAAGGTCTTGCGAAGTGCTGATATACCCCGTCCATGCGAACCTTGCGATGCCCCGGCGTGGTTACCAGACTGAGATCGGAATTCCACAAGTATCGAATTGGCAACTTGAAGGCGTGGTACGGTGTGGCCGCCAACGTCTTGCGGATTGCCTTTACCCCAGCACTGTCTAGCAGCTCGTCCCCGTCGATTGCCAGCGCCCAGAACGGACTTTGCACGTCACCGCACAGGTGGTTATCTCCGACGCTGTTTAGCAGCCGAGAAAGCAGGTATTCGCGGTCCCGCGATTCGTCGAAACCTTCAAACGCGGAGTTAATGACGGTAACACGTTCCCCCATCTCAGCGCAGATTTCCGGCGTGGCATCGGTCGAATGATCGTCGAGAATAAAGATGCGTTCGCACAGTGGCAACGCAGCCTCGATCACCTGTCGAATCCAACGATTCTCGTCCTTAATCCTCAACATCCCGAAAACTGTCATAGTACGCTCCTGTATTGTTTGCCGCGTTTTATCTGCCCGATAGCGAAGTGACTCACTCCGAATCGTCGCCCCAGTTCTCGCTGTGAACCAGACGCGCATCTGATTGCTCGAACTTGATCCTCTGAAAGTTTGGCGTGAGGATGTTCCACGCCCTGCAAGTTAGGAACCACCATCCGGCCTTTCTCATTCGCATCGTGAAGATTGTCAGCTTGAGTTCCTCTGAAGAAATGATCTCTGTTGATGCACTCAGGTTTGTCGCATCGGTGGCATACCATCGACTTCGGATCGGACATGTCTACCATTCCAGCCGCAGCTGCGATCAATCGCGTTATGCGAAACGTTCGCCATCCAACCGAAGTTTTGACCGTCACAACGCCGTAACCTTGAACATTTGCAGCAGTCCAGAATACGCATCCAGATGGGGATGCCACCGTGTTGGCGGCCTTCATGGATTCAACCTTCGCAACACCTTTTGAGACGATTTCAGACCATTCTAATTGAGTGAACATGGATTCATTATCCCATACCATACCGCCTTTTTATGGGATTGACTTTGGTCCTTTTGGTTCAGCCGGGTCAAATTCGTCCTGCTTTGACAGCGTCAGATGTGAGCATGGACAACGCATAGACGCACAGCATCCGCCGCTGTCATGCTGGCTTACCGGGTGGCCGCAGATTACATCG